CAGCACGCCTGGGAGCCGCCCAGGGTCGTGGCCAACGCCCATCGCCGGGGATTGGAAGGGGCAGGTGCCAAGCGAGGGCGAGCCGAGGATGCTGTCGGGAGTGATCGAGAAAGCAGCGAAGTCATGGCCGACTCCAGCGTCATCGACCGGCAACGAGGGGCCGCACGGACTGGATGGAGGAACCGGAGCGAGATCGATGCTGCCGGAGGAGATGCGGAACAGCAGCAGCAAGCTGAACCCTCGCTGGGTGGAGACCCTGATGGGGCTGCCGGTCGGCTGGACTATGCCGACCTGTCCATCGCCTGTCACAATCGCACCGACGAACTCCGCCTGCTCGGCAACGGAGTCGTCCCCGCAACCGCAGCCCTAGCCTTCCGCACCCTTTTGACCCAACTCGACTATGACCTTCAGCGAATGCATCCGGCTGCGCCGGACCGAACTCAATTTGACCCAGTCGGCCGCGGCGGCCCTTCTTTCCGTGTCCCGGCGGACTATCCAGCACTGGGAGGACGCCCGGCGGCCGGCACCGCACATCCTGACGCAGGAGGGGGCGCTGGCCAGGCTTGATGACCTCAGCGGTAGCGTGCCGTCTTCTCGGCCACCTTCTTCGGCTGCTTGCTGAACTGCCTGCCTGCCTTGGTCGCCTTGCGTTTGGCAGCGTTGGTCGCCGCCTTCTCCGCCGGCGTCAGGCTCTTCCAGGCGGCAGCCGGCAGATACCGGCCGCCACCTTTCAGCGAGGGCTTGCCCGTGTTGGTCCGCCATTGCTGGGCTGTCCACTCGCGGAGGCTGCGCTGGGTTGCCTTCATGACGTATAGCCTCCGCCTTGGCGTTTATACTCGGCAGCGAGGAACTGGGCCTTGCGGGCGCTCCACTGGCCTGGCCGGCCGCCTTTGCCGCCTGCCTTGATCCGGTTGAACAACTCCTTGCGGAGACCGGGCTTGGTGTAGACGCCAGCCTCGTTGACGCGGGATTTGGTCTTCATCAGCAGGACCAGGCCTTGCGGGACCAGTAGTTGGCCGAAAAGATGTTGCTGGTGTTTCCCTGGCCGGCGGACCGGGCGCAGTAGGATTTCTTCCGCGCTGGCTTGTCCTTCTTGATGGTCATCGTCGGGTCGCCGTAGCGCACCAGCTTCACCTTGCCGCCCTTCTTGGCGAGGACGGCTGACTTCTTCTTTCCGCCTGGGGTGCGCTTGGGCTTGTTGTAGCCGGAGAACTTCTCGCCGCGATAGGTGATCATTTCTTTTTCTTGGGTTGATTGCTGCGGCGCCAGCGGGCCACTTCCCGCCAGTCCATTGAGATCGAGTGCCACACATCCTGGGAGCCGGAGCGCAGGATCACCTCCACAGGCAGGTCGTGCGTGGAGGGCAGGCGGAAGTCGGCGTCGACCCAGTCGTTCATTCGCAGGAGTATATCTCCGTCTGCCGTTTGAACCCGGTGGGCCATTCCCAGTTGTGGCGGGTGAAGGAACGATCCTCGAAGATGATGCGGTCGGTCGGCTGCACGCTATATCGGCCGTTTTCCAGTTGGACGAACACGAACTCTTTCCCCTGCTCCGGCGCCTCTGTGAAGCCGTCTCCTATCGGGGCAACCGTGAACAGGTAGCTTCCCCGGTGGCTGCCGTCCTTCGCTTTGACTTGGCAGCGGAGGCTGCGGAGGTACTCGTACCGGACTGCGGACCAAGCGTGACCGTAGCAGTCCCACTGTTGGGCCTCCTGAGCCGTCCAAGCGGTTTTGGCGGGTTCTGCAGAGGAGGCCAGGGCGTGAACTGGTACATTGCGGTAAATGGCTCCATTCTCGAAGAGAACGTTGCAGCCCCACATCCGGCCGGGGAACGAGACGAGGCCAAACCAGACGGCGGGAAGGAAGCCTTGGGGCTCCCGGTGCGTGAAGGCGGTGTCCACCCACACGTATTGGTGGTGGGGCAGGGAGCCAATCACGCAATTCATCAGGTCAGGTACGGGTCCGGCGCCAGGATCACCGCAGGGTCGAGGCCAAGCTGCTGGCACATCCCAACAATGGTCGGGTTTGTGTTCCAAAACCAAGCGAAGTTGTTCCAGAGGTACGCCTGATCCGCCGGCAAGCCGTTGGTCAGGGTGATGAGGTCGTTCAACTTTCCGGCAGCCAGCACCCGGCTGACGATGGTGTCCTTGCTTACGCGGTACGGCTGCGGAGGCGGCAGCGGCTTGACCACCCACGCGCAGTTCTCCCAGACCGGCGGCTGCTCGGTCGCGGGATCGTAGGACGGCGGCACCGTGACGACCCAGCCCTTGCGCTCCAGATTGGCAATGACGGTGGCGTCGGTTTCGGCGCGGAGGGCGCAGTCGAGGGTGAGGTAGGTTGTCACGAGCAGGCGATTTTGAAGGAGTAGGCGGCGGATTGCTCAATGCGTTTGATCAACGAGTTTTCCATTTCCGTGTCGTACAGAGCCAGCGCGAAAATATCCCCGGGAAGGAAGTCTGTGATATTGCCGTTGTAGTAACCGGCACCAATGACAGAAGGCCCATCCGCAGACCGAAGACTAGACGTTGTTGTATCGGTTTGCTGATCGGCTCCAACGACCCAACTAGTCATTGAGGTGTCCGATCGTTTGCCCGTGAAAATGCTTGGTGAATTATTGGTGACTGCGGTGTGGGTTGTGGCAAAATCGTTCGCACCAAAAGTGTCGGCAGTTGTAGTTCTAGCAAATTTCGGCTTCCGTGTTGGGTCGCCCATTTGAATGTACAAGGCATCGACCGCGACGGCTGCATTACTGCTGATGCCATAAAATGTTCTGTTTACTGCGGTTGTATTAGGCGTAAATACAACGATGAACATCTTGGCGTCTACAGTAGGCGCCGTAAATCGTTGATTGGTGCCGTTGTATCTTGTGGCCGGATTTCCGCCTTGGATGTTAACCTTGAAGATGGGCTTAAATGTTGCGTTGCTCTGCGTGGCATCATTCGCATTGGAGCTTCGATCGCTCCAAGTAGTGATAGCAGCGCCGTCACTTAGCCCAGAAATAAAACGAGCATCAAAGGCGGCCTTAGCGCCAGAATGGCCGGGATTAAAATGTCTCTGCCGCGCCCTCATCAGCTCGACGTGTAGGAGATTTCGACGCCAAGGAGGCGGGCGTCCACGGCGAGGGTGTCGCCGCCCGCGTCCGCGTCGCGGTAGATCTGGAACTGCACCGCCTTGTTCGCGCCGGGCGTACCGCCGATGGTGATCGCGGAAGTCGCGCCGGAGATCATCATATCGTTCGCGGCCAGCAGCGTATCCGTCACGGTCTGCGCCGTTCCGGTCGCGGTATCGAGCGCGTCATCGTCCGAGTAGGCGAGCCCCTGCAATCCCCAGACCACCGCACCGCTGCCGCTGGACGCAGTCCAGTAGAACCGGCCGGTCACCGTGCCCGCGTTGTAGTTGCTGGGCATCACGACCAAAGCCTGCGCGAACTCATCGGTTGCAGCGTCGAACAATAGCTGGTCGAAGTTCTGCCGATTGGTGCTGGTCTCAGTGCTGTCTACGCCGACGCCCGTGGTCGTGCGCGGAATCCATTGCGAGGCCGCGATCCAGAGGTTGGTCGATCCGCCTCCGCCTCCGCCAGCCGCCGCCCACGTAGGAGCCGCCCCAGCGCCTTGCGTCTTTAGGAAGTGCCCCGACGTGCCAGCAGGCAGCCGCGCCCACGAAGTCGAGTCGCGGTAAAGGATGTCTCCGAAAGTCGCACTCGCGATGGTCAGCTCGTCGAACGTCGGCCGAGCGTGCACGTGATCGACGCGCGCCGCGGTGACGGAGACTCCAGCGGTAGCCGAGGCCGCAAGCGCCGCGGGAGCGGTCGAGTCGAACAGCTGCCGGTTCCGCCAGACCGTAGTCGAGGCGTTGTACGAGATGATGTCGTTATTCTGGACGGCGGTGATCGCGACATCGTGCAGCTCCTCAAGCTCGAGCCCGTTCTGCACATCAACGAAGATGATGCCATCCCCCACGCCCGCCTTCTTCACCACGTAGCCCACGCGCACGCCGTGATAAGGCGCGACCGGCCGCACGTTGACCATCGCGCCCGGCGTCGTGGCTGAAAGCCAAAGCGTGTCGCCCGTGTTGTAAGCGTTCGTGTCGATGGCGCGCAGCAAGCCCTGCGTGATGATGACGCCGCTCTCGTTGTTGCCGATGGTCTGCGCGCAGAGCCCGAACGTCTGCGCTGAGTTGGCGTCGCTGGTCGCGAGCGCGAGCGACGCCTTGAGCCGCGTCCCGCTCGAGCCGTCAACGCGGACGACTTGTCCCTTAGTGAAAGGCGAGCCGCTCTGGTTGTAGACCTGCGCGTGAACGTCCATCCCGAGGAGCGTATTGACCGAGGCGTTGAAGCCCAGTTCTCCGGTCGTCTCGGTGGCGTTCCAGACGATCTTGGCCGTCGTGACCGCAACCGTGCTCGAGACGTTGAGCGCGAGGTAATCGACTTGCGTGATCGTGTTGATCGCGCCGAAGACTGAGTCGACCGGGAAGTCGATCGGGTCGCTGCCGCCAGCCTCGTGCGTCGAGGCGTGAGCGGTCGGCGTGCGCGAGTCGGAGAGGCGCGCATCGTTTGCCTGCACGGCCTTCAGCGCGGCGCTCTCGCCGGAGGTCGCGAAGGTCACCACGCCCGAGGCCGTCGTCGTCGCAGACTGCTTGATGTTCGCGAACGCTGCCGTGACGGACGCAACGTCGGTCAGGTTGTTCGCGCCCAGCATATCGCCGCCGCCGGGGATCGTTTCCCAGAGCGCCGTCGTGCCATCGGTCTTAAGGAACTTGCCCGCGTTGCCAGTCTGCGACGGGAGTGAATCGCCGCCGCCTCCGCCCCCTCCGCCCGCACCACGCGCCGCGATCACCGCCCACTTCGCGCCCTCGCGGTTGATGTTCTTGCGGCCCGGCGTGTCGTTCGTGTCCTCGAGCGCGAGGTACGTGGAGCCATACCACGAGAACAGATCGCCGCGCTGGGCGACCATCCCCTCGCGCCATTGCCCGCGGTACGAGTCGATGAAGCCGGGCGCCGCGGCGAACTCCTGCTTCGGCAGCGCCGCGTTGACCGCGTGCTGGATCTCGATGACGAGGCCGCGCTCGAGTTTCTCGATTCGCTCGGCGGCGGCGCCAGTCAGCGCGCCAAGGATGCGCGATTCAATCTGCTCGGCCGTCACGCCAATCTGTTTCTCTGCCTCGGTGAACTGCTGCGACGCGAGCGCGACGATCTCCGCACGGACGGCCTCCAGCTTCGTCTGCGACTCGGACAGCGCCGCCCGGCAGCGCGCCTCGAGGTCTTCGTTGTACTTTGCGTAGGCGTCGCTCACGAGCCCCGGCACGGACTCGGTCAGTCGCGAATCGAGCTCGGCGCGGATCTCCGGCACGGTCTTGCCGATGCGCTCGAGTAGTTCGTCGAGCGTCTTGTCGTGCTCAACCAGCAGCTGCGCGAACTCCTCCGCGCGCTGCCCGAGTTGCTCGTTGCTGGAGATGATCGCGTCGAGAACGCTGTGCATTGTCAGGTGGTGCGGAGGTTCTTAATCTTGGCCCGGCGCTCGGTCACGCTCGCGAAAAGCGCGCTCAGCTTGTTCTCGGCGTCGGCCTTTTCGGCCAGCATCTTTCGCGCGTCCGAAAGCGACACGACGGGAGCGGGTGCAGGCACGGGCGCGGGAGGCTTCGGCTCAAACCCGATGCGCTTCAGCGCCTGCTCGATCTGCGCCTCGGATCTCGCGTTCTGGCCGAGCTTCTCGCGCACCGCGGAAAGCTTGGTCGCCTTCTCGGCCAGCTTCTCGAGCGGCTTTTTCGCGCGGTTGCGCCCGTGCTCGAGCGCCTCGCGCACCGTAGCCGGGCGGCTCAACTCCTCGCGCTCCATCTGCGCGGCCTTAGCCTTCGCCCAGCTTTGCCCGGCGTCGCCGCCCCAGAGCGCCCACGCGATCCGGCCAGCGGACGGGTAGCCGTCTTCTCCGGGAGCAAACCCGGTCCCCTTCTTGTCCACCTCGTGCCGCGCGAAGTAAGAGACCATCCGGCGCACGGTGTCGGGTGAGAGCGACTTCTTGTTCGAGATGTCGCGAGCGCGGGCAACGCCGACGGCCGTGCCGCCGCGGTTGAACTTCTCGCGCCACTCGAGCCCGCGCCGCGCTTCCTCGGCCATCGCGTCGGTCGGCGTCAAGTCGATGGCGGCGAAGCGCGCTAGCTCGGAAGGCGTGGCCGGCTGGTCCGGCTCCGAGTCCTCGGGCGCCTCCGGCCCCTTGCCAGTCGTCGCGTTGACCGCATCGACCGCGTCCTCGGTGACGTTGGTGCCCAGCGCCGCGGCCATCGAGGGATTGGCGGGCAACTGCTGCGTCACCATACGGATGCTCGTTTCGGGGATGCCGTACTTTTCCGCGAGCTCGCCCACATACGCCGCCTCCGCTGCGATCTGATCCAAGCGCGTGAATGCGTCGGTCCCCTGCTCGGCCGCGATCTCTTGCAGCGACTTGGCGCCCTGCCGGTTCTCGTTCAAGTTCGCCGCGGAGTCGCGGCCAACGTCGATGGAGAGCTTGGGCGGGAAGCGCCACTCGCCGCGGGTCGCGCGCTTGAGCGCCTGCACGGGCGTCTCGCCGTCCTGCGTCGCGGGCGACGGGATCTCGCCGCGAGCGATGCCGTCGAGGATGACCGCGTTCTTGATCGGGTCGAGAACCTTGTCAGTCAGCACGCCCTGATGCCGGGCGAAGACGCGATCCGCCGCCGCAAACTCCGCACGCACGCTTGGCCCCTTGTAATTTTGGGTTCCGAAAAGCACGCCCTGCGGGATGCCGACCGCGATTGAGAGCTCGTGCATCAGATGCTCGACGAAGCCCGTGAAGGCCGTCGAAGGCCGCGCGGGCATCGTCTCCACTCGGTCCGCTTGCCCGAGGTACTTGATCATCCCGACCTCGCTTAGTTCGTTCTTCTGCGCCTGCCCGTTTGGCAGCGTGTTGGTAGGCGACGGCGTGAAGAGGTTGCGGGAGTTGGCCGTGCCGCGGTCGGTGAAGACCAGCGCGGCCTGCTGCGAGGCGAAGCGGACGCCCGCCTTCTCGGCTTGCAGGATCTCGTGCAGCATCCGCGCGGTTTGGATCGCCGCGTGAAAGTCGGTGACGCCGCGGTACTGATCGACTCGGAACGGGTCGTAGTAGTGCGCGAAGTTCGCAGCGGGTACGTCCTCGGCGCCGAAGTACACGCCCTCGCGCGTCACGCGGTAAATACGGTAGGCCGTCGGCACGCCGAAGTCGTCAACAATAACGCCCTCGAAGTAGTTCTCGGAGTTGCCGCCTTGGTCGTTGGGGTTGCCGATGCGGGTCGCCGGGATCAGCTGAACCTTGAGCCCCTCGCCCACGCGGCGGATGACGAAGCCGCAGTCGCCATCAACCGGCCGGTTCTCCGCGGCAACCTGCACGAGCTTGCGGAACGAGTTGCGCCCAGTCGCGTCCGCGCCCTTGCACCAGTCGTGGAAGTATTCCGAGACCACGCGGTTGTAATCGCGGTCGCCCGTGCTCGGGGAGTACTCGGTCGGCGTGAGATAGTTCCCGAATTTGCGCGAGACCTCTTTCACCTCCGGCGAGTTTTCGACGAGGTTGCGCGCCTCCCACATCATCACGACCCGCTCGCGGACCGTCATCGACGACTCGCTCGGCTGGCCGTACTGCTGCGGCGCGTAAAGCCGGTTAGTCTGCGCGGCGTTGTACGAGAACAGCGCAGCCTCGACCCGAGCCTGCATCCGCCGGAGTGCGGTGCCCGGCGCGACGACCTCGAGCGCGCGCTCGAACCAAGGACGCTGCGCGATGACTCTGGCCGGGTCGAAGGTGTGCATTGTCAGTTGCCGGTGAAGCTCA